GGTGCCTCTAACCAAGCCTTACCTTGTTCATGATAATGAACGTGTAAGGTTTCTATAAATACGAAGATAGCTAGAAGTCCTAAGACTCCTAGCCATGGTCCGTTAAGCTGTGAGAGCTTCTTCAAGAGAGTTGTAATCAACTTCTATTTCCTTGTCTACACCAGGAGGTTGTTTATCACTCGGAAGAGTGTCAACTGGTTCTGGTTCAGGAGAGAAGGACGTGACAAATGCACGTCCATTTTTAGATTGGTGTGCCAAAATTATTCTTTGATTGTCTTAGTGTACTCAACACCACGATACCTTAGTCTTACAGTCATTGTAAATACCTAATGTACCAAGACCCCGTTCCATGCCTTGGTTGTCATGCGTCCATGAAATTATGGATGAACGGACGTGATGTTATCCTACGGTCTGTTTAGTTGCCGCTAAATCTAGCGGAAAGTTATGAGCATTACGCTCATGCATTACTTCCATACCTAAGTCTGCCCTGTTTAAAACGTCAGCCCAGGTAGGAACAACTCTTCCTTCAGCATCAGTAACGGACTGATTAAAGTTAAATCCGTTAAGGTTGAAGGCCATTGTTGAAACACCCATTGAGGTGAGCCATATACAAGTAACAGGCCAAGCAGCAAGGAAGAAATGAAGAGCACGGCTGTTATTGAAGGATGCATATTGAAATATTAATCTCCCAAAATACCCGTGAGCTGCGACGATGTTATATGTTTCGTCTTGTTGTCCAAATTTATATCCATAATTTTGTGATACATCGTCCGCTGTTTCTTTAATAAGCGAAGACGTAACCAGGGAACCATGCATAGCAGCGAACAAAGCACCGCCAAAGACCCCCGCAACTCCCAACATATGGAAAGGATGCATGAGGATATTATGTTCCGCCTGAAAGACAAACATAAAGTTGAACGTCCCTGAGATTCCCAACGGCATACCGTCAGAGAAACTTCCTTGTCCGAAAGGATAAACCAAGAAGACTGCAAAGGCTGCAGCGACTGGTGCTGAGTAAGCAACACAAATCCACGGCCTCATTCCTAGTCGATAACTAAGTTCCCATTGTCGTCCCAAGTAAGCGCAGATGCCGATAAGAAAGTGGAACACAATGAGTTGATATGGTCCTCCGTTATATAACCACTCGTCGATGGTTGCAGCTTCCCAGATTGGGTAGAAGTGAAGACCGATTGCGTTAGACGATGGGACGATTGCCCCTGAGATGATGTTGTTTCCATAGAGTAAGGAGCCAGCTACTGGTTCACGTATACCATCTATATCAACTGGAGGAGCAGCTATAAAAGCTATTATAAATGCTGTTGCAGCGGTTAAAAGTGCAGGGATCATAAGTACACCAAACCACCCCACATAGAGGCGGTTATCGGTACTTGTAGTCCAGTCACAGAAACGCTGCCAATTGTTATTTGGTTTTGTTAGTGTGGCTGTAGTCATTTATTTAGAAAGAGTATTTAGCACCCAATTTAGTGCCATAAGTATTGTCGGCATCTTCTACATTAGCAAAAGATACTTCACCGTAGAGACCTAGCTTCTCACTAGCAGAGATAGAACCTCCGAATTTACCAGAGAAGTCAGAGTCAGCGTCAGCACCATCAACAGCGTTGATAGTTTTTCCGCCTTGTACATACCAGTCTACGATACCAGCTGTATTTTCATAACCTATATGTAGGTCAGTAGCTCTAGAGGTATAGTCAGAACCAGTATAGTTAGCGTTAGTTTCAACGTTAACATAAGGTCCAGCTATAGCAGGAACTGAGAAAAGAGTTGCTGCAAGAGCGAGTGTAATTTTTTTCATTAAAATATTCCAGGGATAATTTGTCCAGTCGTGGCGTACGCTCCGAGAGCGGATATGATACCTATCATAGCCCAACGGCCATTCTGTACTTCTGCGTTCTCGTTCATAGTATATTCAATAGGAGGTTGAATTGCGATAACTTCTGTATCGTTCATTAAAAATTTAATAAGTTAACAGCGGCGAGGACGATAGTTCGGGTCGCCACGTAACTTTATGCTTTGTGTAATTTAACTCCTATCTTATGCCAAAGTTTTTTTTCTTCATTAGTAAGATTTTTATCCTTAGATAATTCCATCCATCTATCAAATATATTACCTATACCTTCTCTTTTAAATGAATCAGACATATTAGCAATCTTCAAACCATAATTATCACTATGTTCATGTGGAAATGGTGCATAAGGGTTTTCCTCATACTGTAAGCGTTGTAGTTGGTAGCTTTCTTCTTCATCTCTAGTTGCTGGTCTAAGAGTACCATCTCTTTTCGGATCAATCATTAATACACCATCAGTTCGATAGCTGAACTTATCTCTAATATCCTCTTGCCCAGGACCATGAGATATCTGTAAATTGTGACCATCAGGTGCACCTGGTAATGGTCTACTATATATATCTTCTGGATCTACTGGTACTTTCACTGGACCACTAGGAGGATTTCTTTTTTGTATTTTAGCTAGTTTTGGTATATGAGGATACCCTGGGGGAACACCTGGGACTTCATCAGGATTAGGAGGTCTATAAGGACCATCTTCTCCAGGTTTATTTCCTCCTCCTCCACCATTTATAAGTAAAGATGCTTCAGCTGCATTAAGTAATTGATCTGCTTTTAATCTATTTTTTTCTTGTTCTTTAAAAGTTAAGTTTGTTGCCATGGTCAGAAGTTAACGTCAGAGCGTTCTAGTTTTTGCATTATATCTTGACGATATGCAGGATCATTTTCATAACGTGGGTCACTCATAGCTTTAACAACTTCTGCTTGACTACGAAATACATCACCACTGGATGTAGGTGGCTTACCTGTTACCATCTTACCTTCTACTCCTCTAGCATCATCATATCTATATGCTAAAGATCTTACAGCAAAGAAAGCAGCTAGTGGATCACCACGTTCCATTACAGCATCAAACATATTTATTTCTTGCTCATTTAGATTTTGTTGAGCCCATTGTAGCATGTTTGAATATTCTTTATCCCCACCAGCTATAGCTTTAATCTGAGTAACA